TGATTTGGGAGTATCCACATTATTTCTTTCCCTTCATAGTGTTCTGATTCCGCTCGATGTATTTCCGCACGCGCTCCATGTCGGCCTCCGCCACCGCCTGCTCGGCCAGCGAGTAAGTGTGCCGGTAGTTCGGCAGCGGCTCCAGGCGTTGAATGCGCGGCCCGATCGGGCAGCCGTTCAAGCAGATGGAGATGCGGAGGGAGAGGTCTTGGGTCATGGGAGGTCCGCGAGTTCGATTTTCTGGATTTCTTCAAAGAGGGACTGGAACTCAAATATCCCAGCGAGTTTGCTGTATTTAACGGTGAAAGCCCGAAGCTCGCTTTTAGCCGCGTCGATCACCTGCCGCTTTGCCTCCTCGTCTGTCATGATTTGCGTGATAAACATGAAGTTACCTCGCTTTGAGTTGTCGATTGTGCCGTCGGTTTCCAACCGCTTTACTGGGTAGAATGCACGCACCGTGACCGGACGCTGATCGCCACTCTCTATCGTAACGCGCACCCTACGGATCAGTTCATAGGCTTGGGCTTCACGCCAACGCCTTGCGGCCTCTGTGTTGTCCCAGGTAAAGTATCCATGAAGGGTGCTCCTCGGGTCTTTAGCTTCTTCAAGCAAAGTGGATGGATTCAGACCAGCCCTGCGGTTTGCGATAACTTCCAATGTCTTTCGCAGTTCGTCATTTCGGGATTCGATGTCCGTTGATTTTTCAATTAATGTGTTCATTTTGTTATGTTTTCTGTGTGAGCTATTTGATACCCCGCTCTCTCACTCGCGGTGTGTGTCGTGCCTGCGATGCCAAGCCACGCCATGCCCCGCCGAGCCGAGCCAAGCCTTGCCACGCCTTGCCCCGCCTGCCTCGCCCAGCCACGCCCGGCCGTGCCCTGCCGCGCCAAGCCATGCCTGCGATGCCGGGCCTCGCCGAGCCAGACCACGCCTTGCCTCGCCTGCGATGCCTTGCCCTGCCGAGCCTTGCCGGGCCGGGCCTCGCCGAGCCTCGCCTGCGATGCCTCGCCGTGCCGTGCCATGCCTCGCCTGGCCTGCGATGCCCTGACTCGCCACACCACGCCGGGCCCAGCCTAGCCTGCGTAGAGGTGCAAACGCATCCCACGGAATGCGCTGCGGGTTGTATTGTCGCCGTGGCGAAATTCATGCTATTCGTTAGCCAAGGTGAATGTTCCCCAGCCCATGCCGCCCGAGTTTTTGCTGTCGGGTCGCCCTTCACCGATACCGACTTGCTGCCCTACTCTCTGGAGCAGGTTTGCAACATCGGTGGATGTAAATTGGTCTGAATCGTAGCTGATATTAATGTCAGCCGACCAAGGCCAGAATTTAGCGCGCACCCGGATGTCGCAGACGCCGGTTGCATTTCGAGCGTGCATGATATGAGGCTCAGAAACCCCGTTGATCTTAATGAGCGGGACTGCATCAATCTTATCAAATCCATCCCCTTCCACAAAGATCGAGAGCTTTGCAAGGGTCATTTTAAACCCTACCAATCGACAGGCTGATATAAGTCCGTTTCGGAATGCGCCCGCTGGTATGCCTTCCCATCCCTCACTGCTGACATGCTTTGCCGCAACGAAATCCGCATCGAAGTCCCGAGCTTCCTTGGCTTTCTTTTTATTGGCTTGGCTTCCTAGCTTGTGCTTTTCAATCATGGTATTGATTGCTTTTTCGCTGAACCGAAGCTGGATATATGGCGCCGTGCCTTGAATCTTAAATCGTGCCTTGACGATGTTTGGCGCTTTGATTGTTACATTTTCAGTTGTTGGTTTCACTCTATTATTTCCTTTTGTTGTTTGGTTTAGGTTGTTGCGCGTATCAACGCCACGCCCCGGAGGGTTGAATCAAAACGGGATATCGTCCGTCTCTTTGGCGGGTTTGGCCTTTGGCGCAGGGGCCGAGGATTTGGGTGACATCCAGCGCTCGAGGGTGTTGAAGCGATGGCCGGGATCGGCTCCCTCTTCCTCGCCAAGAACGACAGTGGCCGTCTTGCCGATGAAATCCTCGGGCTGGACATCGATGTCCTCCCCTGGCACCACGGCGAACCCGCAGGCTTCGCGCACTTGGTCAATCTTCCACCCGGCTTTTTCGGTGAAGGTCAGGTGCTCATGCACTTCTGGCCCCTTGGCACCCTCGCCGATTTCGACTCGGCAGATGAGTTTGATCATCGGGTTTCCGGCCTTGGAGAGCTTCTCCATGGCGCTGACGATTTCGACTTTGTAGGTTCCCGGCTCCACGAAATAGACGGGCTTCGGTTCACTCTGTTTGTATGTAGGCATATTATTTTTTGGATTTGATTTGTCGCAGGGTGTTAATGGGTGACCCTGCTTTCACCGCTGACTCGTCCACTTCGACACCGGCATCGGCGCAGAACTGGCGAAATTTGTCGGCGCTCATCTTTCCGCCCAGGGCGAGGATGAGCGTTTCTTTTGAAACATTGGCGGAGGCCCGAGCGATGGCATCGGCCTCCACGAACTGACGCCCCGCGCCCGTCGTGACCTTCCAGCCGGGGATGTCCTCACCAGCGGCGAGGCGTTCTTTCAAAGCATCGAGGACCGGCTCGGCGATCTGCTTCTCGGCCAGCTTCCAGTTCGCGGCGAAGGCCGAAAGCTCGACCGGATTGGCGAGGATTTGGTCGCGGATGTCGGTAAGACAAAGGTCGGACTTGACCAACGCCAAAGCCTCGGAGGATTGACGCACCAAGGCTCGGCACGAGTTGGCATGGGCGCACCAGCCACAAAATTCATTCGGCGTCGGCTCCGCCAACCGGCTCGACGCCTCGGCAATCACCGCCGAAACGGTCGCCTCGGCTTGCTCGCGTGTGAATGTGTAGGTGCGGCGTAGGCGCTGATCGACATAGACGACATGAGCCGTCCATGAATCCGCAAAATGCTCGTGCATGCAGGCAAGGGCGTAAGCCGCGAGCTGCTGCCTGTAGTTCCGCACTTGGCCGGTCTTGATATCCGCCACCCATTGAGCCCGAACGCATACCGCATCAGCCGTTCCCGGCTTCGAAAGGCCAGGCACCTCCATGCCGAGATATTCCTCTCGCGTCTCGACATGGTAGCCGCCCGACAGGGTGCGGAGTTCGTCCACGCCCCACCGCGCCACTGCCTGATCTTCGGCGGTCAGCGTGTCGAAGGTCGTCGGATCGTCCACCAAAAGCTCGCGGATAGCCTTGTCTAGCAGCGTCCCACGCTCGGCTGCTGGGCTGGTGCCGGGTGCGCCCGTAAACAGGGCGCACTCGGCGAGCTTCGGCAGGGAGGAAGGGGACATTTCCTTGGTCATGCTGCGGCCTCCATTTGAGACAATGCCTTGGAAACCAAAGCATCTGGGCGGGACATGATCTGGGACAAAAGTTTCTCGCTGGCGTCCCTCCATGTCTGGCCCTCGGCGATGGATCCGTTGCTGACTAGGAAAAGGTTGACGACTTCCTCATTTTCTTCGAGGACCGCCACCGACTCCCGGCCAATGATCTCCACGACAGGCGCCGAGGTTTTGGGTGCAGGTTTGCCAAAGACATGCGCCACGGACTCCCACTCCATCGGCAACTCCTCGGCGAGGCCCGAGCGGGTCTTGGCGTCATAGGCTGCCGAGTGGGTAGTCAAGATGATGCGCTCCTTGCCCCCGATGCCCTTGGCCTTGCCGTTCTCCTGCGAGACGGCCTTGGTCTTAAACCGAAAAAACCAAAGTTCATCCGCCCACTCTTTAACCAGCGGGCTGGACTGCTTCGATAGCTTCAACTCGTAACGGTCATAAGCGGCCAAGATGTCCGGCGGCTCCGTGCGCTGAACCTTGGAGTGCGCCAGGACAACGACATGTTTGCCATTCTCGATTAGCGAATCCAGAGCGGTCAGGAACCGGCTGACTTTTTCCGCCGTCATCACCCACCCCTTGCCGAATCCAAAATCCTCGACGCTCTGCTTCTTGTTGGTGGCGAGCAGGTCTTCCACTGCCAACCGCTCCGCCCAATCTGCCGAGTCGATCACGATCGTCTCGTAGTCCGTGGCCGCTGCCTCGGTGATGCACTGCCCGAGTTCTTTCCAACTCGAAACCGCCACGCGATCCACGGCGAGGTGGTTGCTACCGCCCTCGATGTCGAGAAAGAGAGGATTTGGGAACTTGCTGGCGAAAGTCGTCTTGCCGACGCTCTCGACCCCGTAAATGACCACGCGCTGTGGTCGTTGTTGTTTGCCTTTAATTATTTTCATATCACTCAATTTGTTGCGCGTTGTTTTGGATGCGCGCCCCCCGTCACCTGCCCTCTCGGGCGATGCTGAAATCAGTCGAAATCCTCGTAATTGTCCCAATCGCGCCCGAACTCCTCGCGGCGGTGGTAACGCTCTTGGCGCCGGCGCTCCGTCATGCGCCCGTCACGCCAGCCGATCGCGTAGCAAGCCCACATGGACCCGAAGGCGATGCTTGAAAGCAGGACAGCCTCCCACGCGCTCATTTCGCGCCCTCCTCGGGAGGCTCGGGGAGGTTTTGCCAGTGAAGGACCGGCACCAAAACGCGGGCCGCATTCGTGAACCGCCAGACGCCTGCATCTAAAAAGCCAGTTGCGACATCGTCGTCTGCCGTGTGGATGATGACCTCGATGTCCTCGTCTGGCATCTCTACCGCTGCGGGGATCCAGCGGCTCATCGTGCCAGCCTCCAAGTGATCGCCGCCAAAATGAGCGGCAGTGCGAGGATTTGGAGAAAGTCGATTCCGTAACCGAGGCAGCGGAGTGTGGTCTCAAAGTCCATTACGCCGCCCTCCGTTCCAGCCGAGTCGAAGTCGGCCATGAGTGGTGCTTGTTCTGAAATTCAAGCTCGGCATCCACGCGGGACTTCGCCCAAACATAATCGCCGAACCGGCCAAAGACGCCGTTTGCCGTGCAATAGTAGAGGTTCATCAGGCCGCCCTCCTTTTGCGTGCTGGGATCGTCGTGCGGTTAGCGGTGGAGGCGTTGCGGTAGCCCCACCAATCCAAAAACGACTGACGGACGATGTGCCAACCGCCGCACCGGCCCCGTGGCATCGTGGCGGCGAACTCACCTCTTTTGATGTAGTCGCGGATCGAACGGCTTGAAAAACCCGAGAGGCGCTGAGCCTCCGCCATGTCTATGAAAGTCTCGGAGAGGTTCATTTCTTGGCCCTCCGTTTTTCGTTTTGAGCCGCCTCGCGGATCGCTGACGCAATCAAGCGGCTGATCGGTGTTCCGCCGTTCTTCTCGCTTTTTTGGCGGAGCCATTCAGCGAGTTCGTTCGGGAGGCTCACGCTGGTTTTTGTGTATGCACTTTGCATGGTGCTACCGATAGCGCCGGTGCTACCGGTAGAGCAATAAAAAAAGGTCAATGGGGTGATCTACTAGCCTTCACTTTTCTATTGACATCCGCATGGGGACAAGGTTTGCGGGCGAAAATAAATTTTCAGAAAAATTTGCGCGGCGGTGTGCGCGGTGCTACTGGTAGGAGTATATGAAAGAGAAGACGCACCAAAAATTAAACATCTCGCTGCCGAAAGAACTGCACGCTTGGGTGGTCAAAAAACAGCGTGAAGAAAACAAAAAATCACGGCTCTCCAAGGCATCGATTTCTGCCATCATTGCCGACGCTGTTCAGCAAACAAAGACCCGCGAAGACAACGAATTTTTAATGATGCAGGATCAGCCCACCAGAAAAGAAGAGACTGCGGTAACTGCCCGACACTCCTCTCCTACCATCTATACAAAAAAAACTAGGGGAAAATAAAAAAGGAGAATATCTTTTTGATATGCGGACAAAACCGCGCTAAAGCCTCCACCACGCCCGCCAGTCCGCCTTGCGCGAAGGCACCGCGTAGGTTTTCAGAACCAGCGCCGTCGAGGAATGCCCGAGCTGGTGCGCGGTCTTGCCTGCATCCTGGCAGCGGCCGAGGTGGTAGGTAGCGAAAGAGTGCCGGAGGGCATTCTCGGGCAGCATGGCCCACGGCACCACGCCCTCGTTGTTGAGCCGCTCGATCAGCGCCTCCCTCTCCCGATAAAGCCGGAGCGATTTCGCCGGCACGATCAGGCCGGATTTCCCTTTGAAAAAATCCTTCCGCTTTTTCATCGGCTCCGTGAAATCCACGATCCGCTCCGGCAGGCCGCTTGATTGTTTCGAAACCTCCCGCCGAACCTCGATCTGGCCGGACTTCGGATCCACATCCTCCCACCGCATCCTGTGGACTTCGATGGACCGCAGACCCGCAAAGGCACCGAGGAGAAACCAAGCCCGAAGCGCATCCGACATCTCCGCATCCAGAATCGCCCGGAGTTCCTTTGCCGAAATCAGTGACCGCTTCGACTCCGCCTCCGGCGCGACGACGCGGCGGAATGGATTCCGATCCAGCAACTCCATATCCACGCACCACCGAAAAAATCCCGAAGCGTAACGATGCCACCCTGCCCGCGTGGTCGGCGCGCCCTTGATCTTCGCAAAGACCCGAGCCGCCTGCATCGGAGTGACCGCCGCCACCGCGCCAGGGAAAGCATCCAAAAGCTCCCCACATATTTTTTCCAACTTCTCACGATGCCGCTCCGAAGCCCCCGCCTTGGAGGCGATGTAATCCCGCACCGCGGATTTCATAGACATGCCGCTCACCTGCTCCTCCGCGAGCGAATCCGTCCCACCCTTCTGAAGTTTCTCCAGCAACCCCGGACCAGCCGCCCAAGCCTCCGCCTCGGTCCGGTAAAAACGGCGGATCCTTTTGCCAAAAATTTTCTGTGGAATCGTGAGCTTCCAAGGGGTGCCGGGACGCTGCGGATAGGGACTGACAAGAAAGGCGCTCATGCTGTTGCCCACTTGTTGCCCGTGTTGCCCGAAATCTCAACTATTTTCTTCCACAAGCCGCCAAAAGCCGCCGCTAGATTCTCGATGCCAACCGCCCGCCAACCCGCATAAAACCTAGCTCAAATCGATGTAAAGCACTCTGCCGGCGGCGGGACTCGAACCCGCACTCCGCTTTCGCGAAAACGGATTTTAAGTCGCTTTCTTGGGTTTGTTTTTCAATGACTTACGGGAGTGTTGCCCGTTGTTGCCCTAGAGGACCTTATTCAGAGCCGCTAGGAGGGCGGCGTGGGCGGCGGGGGAGCAGTCGTCTTTGCGGCCGGGGGAGACATCGGCATGGCGGAGGATGTTGGCGAGGGGGATGTTGTTTTCGCGGAGGATGGGGAGGAGATATTCGACGGCGCTGAGGAGGGCGTCTTCGCTCAAGGGCGTTTGGTAGGTGTCGCCTTCCCATGCCATGCCGACGGCCCACGAGTTGGCGTCTTTGCGGCCTTGCCACGACGAAACGCCTGCGTGCCAGGTGCGCTGGGTGGGCAAGGCCAAGGCGGTTCGTTTGCCGTTTCTGGCGATGATGCAGTGGTAGGAGACTTTGCTCACGGGGTCGGAGCACCACGAGACGCTCCCGGCGTAGGCTCCACTCGAGTGGTGAAGCACGATGTGGGTCGGCTTGATGACGCGGCCGGTTGAGATGTTGGGCGTGCGCTTGTTGGTCTGTTGGTAAAACTTTGGCTCGGGCTTGAGGGTGCCGGAGGTTTTGGCGGGCTTTGATGTTGGCTTCGCGGGCTTCGGCTCAGGCGCGGGGGATTGCGCCGGGCGTGGCAACATGAAGAAGCGGGCGAGGAGCGAAATCATTTGTCCTTCAGAGCAGGCAGGGTTTTTTGGAACTCGCCGAATGCGTTCCAGAGGTCGCGGTTGGCAGATTGGCTTTCGCTGAGGCGTGGCTCGAAGCGGACCGTGGCGCGGATGTGGAGCGTGCCTGCTTCACCAATCCGGTCGCCGAAAGGAGGCATCG